TCGAAAACTGCAACGTTTATGATCCAGACCTTATTTAAAGACATCATTGCAGCCATCATCAAATGGCTGAAGAAGCTTTGGTTTGAATCCAAGTTGAAGGCTCGTCTCAAGATGATTGAGATCGAGAACCAGATCGAGGCGGAACGGGAGCTGGAGGAGTATTTCAAACCGGAATACACAGAAAAACCTGTGGATCCAGAGCTGCAGACCGGTGATTCCATCGGCCTCGGTGGTGAGATGCGATTAACTGCTAAGTGGCATACTGATAAAGAAGATAAATAAAACTGATGAATAGGGAGCAGTGCGAGAAGATAGCGTGGCAATGCGCTTGCGAGACCGCTGTTGTAACAAAAGAAGACGTAGTAATGATCTACAATCGCATCATGGAAAGGGCTGAAAGGCTAGATAAACAGGCCAAAGTTGAGTCTGATAAGACTAACTAATTTTTAGTTTCTCCTAAGAGGTACTCCGGATTGGCGGCCGTAGGATAAGGAGACACTCAAGTCAAGCCTCCAATGGAAATTCATGTTTCCGTTGGTGAGTGGATGAATAGTCTCATGAGTCGCATGGCAAATGCGGCTGATGGAGACTGTTTTTATCTGCCCACCCTCATGCATTTACACGCTTTCATGCTGCTGCAAGAGGGTACTTTCCCTGACAAAAACTTTAAAGTGGAGATCGAGAAATAGGAAGACATGACGAGTAAGAACCAGCAAGCACTTCGTCCAGGTGAGGTACGTCTTGACTACATCCCGATCGACTGGCCGCTCACGCCACTTGGCGCGAAGAAGGACCCGTACACTACGGGCTGGCAGAACAAACCATATTCTGTTCGCGAGATCGAAGAGGAAATTGTATCTGGCCAATGCAAAGCCGTCGGTCTTCTGGGCGGCCCTGTGTACAACCATCCTTATGGCTTGGTCTGGGTCGATGTTGATGGACCGACTGTTTACCCGCTTATCGAGACGCTCGCCGGTACAACTTTCAGTGATGCCCTACCAGAAACCCTGACCATCCTCAGTGGTAAAGAAGGTCGGGAACGTAAGCTCTACCGCCTGGATCGCGAAAAACATAAGCATTTCGCTCGTAATAAGTACACCTGGCACGCAGAAGGGAACAAAGAAAAACTTGAGATCCTCTGGCGTAAGCACCAGGGTGTTCTCATGGGTCTACACCCTGAGACTGATGGTTACTACACCGCTCCTGACCAGGGGTTTGAGTGGGTTAATGAGCTGCCAGAGTTTCCGGACTGGCTGCTAAATGCCATCATCAGTAAAAACATCAAGCAGGGGATTCCCTCCACAGAAACCACTCGCATTATTGGACCCAGCTTTGCACTAAACGCCCAGGTCCCCCTGGAACGTGACATCAAACTGGCCGCAGAAGCAATGTGGTCTCTGCCCCAGGAAGCCGTAGACGACTACGACATCTGGATCACGATCGGTCAGTCGCTTCATTCCTTGGATGAATCACTGCTCGAACAGTGGGATGATTGGTCTAAGCAATCCGACAAATACCAGGAAGGTGAGTGCCAGCGTCGTTGGCTCTCCTTCTCTAAAGGTGGTGGTCGTGGTCTTGGCTCCCTGATTCATGTTGCTCAGGAGCATGGCTTTGTTCTGTCTCAGGACCATAAGTCGATGAGTCCCGATGATGAGCAACTAGATCAGGCTGAAAAACTTCTTGAACAGTACGGAGATGATTCGATGATTCATATTGGTGACATCCAACTTGGTAAGAATGAGCCGCGTTCAACTCCCCGTGCCATGCAGTGGGAAACGAAGCGACCGGACTTGGCCACAGGCAACAAGCAACAATCAAGAAATCCTTCATCTGATGTAATTGCGAATGTATTGATTCAGCAGTACAAAGGTAACCTGCGTTTTAGCCAGGTGCAAGGCTGCTTCTTGCTTTACGAATACAAGAGCAAAGGCCTCTGGTCGGCACTAACTGATCTCGAAATCAAAGGCGAGATCCGTGATCAGTTGGCCCAAATCAAAGAAGAGCTGTTGCCCAAAGGCTTCAGCATGAATCTGGTCAACGATATTCTCGAGCAGCTGCGCATCACCCTCATCTTTGATGAGTGGTACGAAGACAACGATTATCTCCTGTTCACCAATGGAATCCTCGAACTCGAAACGCGTGAACTGCTTCCCTTCGATCGGGAAATGTACATCACCCAACAACTGCCATACGACTACGATCCTTACGCAACTTGCGAACCTATCGTCAAGTGGCTCAAAAATGCACAAGACGGAAGCTGGGAACGAGTCCAGGTTCTGAGGGCATGGCTGCGAGCAGTCCTCCTCAGCCACTCTGAAATCCAGAAGTTCGTTGAAATTGTTGGCCCCGGTAAGTCCGGTAAGTCCACCTACTCCAACCTTGCTCACGCATTGGTCGGGGATGAGAACGCCATGATCTCTTCCCTTGAGCACCTGGAGAAAAACCGGTTTGAAACCGCCAACCTCTACAAGAAAAAGCTCCTGCTCTTCAATGATGTGGAGCGGTACGGCGGTTCAGTCTCCGTTCTTAAGGCCATTACTGGCCGTGACCTCATTCGTAACGAACGCAAATTCCAAAGCGGATCACAAAAGCCGTTCAAATACAACGGTCTGGTGATGATTACAGCCAATGAACCCATCCAAACTACTGACCCGACTTCTGGTTTGGCTCGTCGTCGCCTCACCATTCCTTTTGACCGGCCTTTTACTGGCAGTTCTGCTGAACAAAGAACCCTTATTGACATGGACGATAGGGGTCGTCCTTTCGGTGAGTTCGCTCCTCTCATTCCTGGATTGGTGAACTGGGTGCTCGACATGACCGAAGCGCAAATGCGTGAATACCTCATGGAAACCACCAAGAAGGTCAACTTCTTCGCGAAGCACCACCGTGAACAAATCCTCAAATCCAACCAAATCATGGATTGGATGGAACATTGTCTGGTATTTGATCCAGGAATTTCTGCGCCGATCGGCCTAGCCAAACACTCAGCCGCTGGTTCTTCCAACGTCTACGTCTCATGGGACACCTGGTTATACGCCAGTTACTGTGAGTTCTCCCGTGGTTCCAACAGCAATATCCTTGGCCGTAGCCGTTTTGAAACCCTGCTTATGGACGTGTGTGTCCACCAGCTTGGGCTGAATGTCTACAAATTTAAAGACCGTCGTGGCATGCGGGTCGTTAATGTTGCCTGCCGTGCTTCTGACCAGAAATACGCCAAGTTCCCCTCCATCGTGGAGGTTGGTCTCAACAAAGAAGAGTGGCGTATTCACTACGGTGATGTGCTGGATAAAAAGTCTGGTGAGAAGATAGATATCGATGAGGCACACGAAAATGAGTAATGGTCGTCACTTGATCCTCGACCTGTATGACTGCGACGCAGAAATACTGAATAACTACACCAAGCTCCAGCTGTCCCTTGAGGTTGCACTCAACATGGCTGGGGCCAACATCATCCGTATCATCGGTGAGAAGTTCAAGCCGCAAGGCGTTACGCTCCTCGCGCTTCTGTCGGAATCTCATGCTTCCATACACACTTGGCCTGAGATCGGTTACGCAGCTGTTGACCTCTACACCTGTGGTGACACAACGGAAACCCACAAAGCTGCTGAATTCTTAAAAGAGAAGTTAGGCGCTAAACATACAGAAGAAAAAGAACTTGTACGGTCCACAACTCCTGCTGTTTCGGTATAGTTAATCGAGAATAACTCGGTTACATGAGTAAAAAACCAAAGCTTTTATGGGTTGGTGACATCGTCGCCATGACTGGCTTCGCACGTGTCACTGAGAATGTGCTCGAAAGGCTGGTTGACGGCTTCGAAATCATTGTGCTCGGCAATAACTGGTGGGGTGACCCACATCCGCTGCAAGAGAAATACCGGATGTACCCCTCGTCCAACCGTTATCAAACCGCACCCTTCGGTGAGCAACGGATTCGGGAGATCGTTGAGAAAGAACAACCTGACGTGGTGTTCACCATCAACGACATGTGGATCATCAACGCTCAGTACCAGCAGATCCAGGACTTGCACAAGGCTGGCAAGTTTAAATTCGTGGGTTATGCACCCATGGATTCGTACAACTGGCTTGGTTGCCTGTCTGATACCGCCAACGAGTGGGATGGGATCATCTCCTACACCGAATTTGGTGCGTACGAATTCGTGAAAGGTGGCATCAATAAGCCCATCGCTGTCATCCCCCACGGCGTTACCCACGGTCAATTCTTCCCCGTCGATAAACAAGAAGCACGGAAGCGTCTTGGTTTACCCCTGGATGCCTTCATTGTTTTCAACGGCAACCGCAACCAATTCCGTAAGCGCATCGACATCACGATCGAAGCCTTCGCCAAGTTTGCTGTCGACAAACCCGATGCCCAGCTCTACTTACACATGGGGCAAAAGGACCAGGGTTGGGACATCATGGCGGTCTTCGCACGGGAGATGAACAAGGTTGGCCTCGATCCCAACAACCGCATCATCCTCAGTAGTAATGATGCACATCCGCCCAATGTCCAGGTGGACGCACTCAACCTGATCTATAACGCCGTCGATATTGGCGTTAATACCTGCAAGGGTGAAGGCTGGGGTCTCGTCAACTTCGAGCACGCCGCCTGTCGTGTCGCCCAAATCGTGCCGGATCACACCTCCTGCAAAGAAATCTTTGAGGGCTACGGCAAATTGATCCGTTGTGACCACGTTGATGTGGACACTAACTACGCACGGGAGATGCCTTGTCCTTCTGCCGATCACCTGGCGGAATTGATGACCGAACTCTACGAAGATCGGGAAAAACTGGATGCTGTCGCTGAGTTGTGCTACGTCCGTGCCACGGATGAACAATTCTCATGGGACACGGTTGCGTCTCAGTTTGGCGGAATCTTTGAAGACGTGCTGAAAGAAGTGGATCACGGGGTGGAAGAGGAAACTCCTGCTCCAAAAAGTAAGAAGAAACAAAAACGGTCCAAGAAAAAGGAGCTGGCTGGCGTAAGCTGACTCCGGGAACCGACGAAGACCTACCCGCCTCTAGCGCAAGGCGGGTTTTTTATGGCCTACTAGTCTCATGTTGAGACCAAGGTGGGAAGATGAGGCGTGATAGCGACACAGAATCGGCGTATTTTTCCTTAGATAAGGGCCAGGTTACGCCGCTCCGATAGTGTAAGTGTTTGTTCTGCTTCTCATGAGACTTAGAAACACAGAATAGACGTTTACACTATCCGAACGGCGTAACTTAGACTAAGATCTAAGCAAATTCATTCCTATTCTGTGTTGTGCCGCACAACTACCTGGAGATGCCACCGCTCTGGAGGCTGGAAGAAATCCTGGAACTGACGGATGAGCACCCAAGCGCCCTAAAAAGGGTAGAAACTGGGAAATTTGTCACCCGACGAAACAAAGTAAGCGGTTTTTACGAGATCTCAATCGACAACGAGGTCTTCTTGGCCCACAGAATCGTCTATTACATGCGAACAGGCCAATGCCCAGACGGTTTCTGCGTTAAGCACGGCCCCCTAAACCGAGAAAAAGACAACAGAGAAGAGTTGGTTCAGGCCTATCGACCTCGTCCGTACAAGCGGAAACCCTCCTGGAGCTGGGACTAATGGCAAATGTGGCCCAGGCTTTGGAGCTGGCTGACTTTCGGCACGTCCAAGACATCGATTCCCTTGATGAGTCTCAACTTAAGTCTCATGGGTATTACAAGGGATACCAATGCCCGCATGGACATACCATCCGAGACATGCAAATGCATTGGTGCTACCACTGCGTCATCAAGATCAAGTCCAATCTCTGCGGATTCAATCTCAACTTTCTCAATGTAGACTACAAAATCAAATACCACCGGCTCTGGGCGGCGATTGATGTCGGCGCTTCAAACGAGTGCTGGAAGATAAAACTCCCTGGTAAAGCATCACCAAGACGTATTTGTTTTCCGTCTTACCGTGCGTACTACAGCAATCGGAAATCAGAAAACGTCACGCCCCATAAGGTGATATACCAGTGTGCATGGGGGGATGTGGGGGCGATGGTCGTAACACGGGTCTGCGGTAATCCTTGGTGTGGCAACCCATTGCACATGGTTTCCACCTGGAACATCGGTATGCCACCAAAACATGTTCAACCGATGGAGTTGGAGTTCAAAGCGGAGGACTTGATGTTGGTTAGCGCCGCAAAGCGGGCAAATAGATTAAATGAACTATTACAGCGATCACATAAGCAGACGATTTTACATCCGTTATGTGCTAAAGATGCTCCCTATTATGATGAAGGATAGATAATAAAAGTAAAAATATTATGCGTAATCAATTAAGCCAGCGGCAGCGTACTGCTAACGATCCGCTGTTGATTGGTACGTTTGACCAGACTTCTATTCGTTATCTGACCGGCACTCTTGGTCCTTTGAACCAGGTGGTGTCCGGTGGTTATGGCGGCGGTACATATAACCATTGGTTCAAAATTGCAGTAACGGTTCCTGCCTGGATCATCATTGCAAAAGGTGGTCCTAAACCTAATTACATCCAGGTTTCTGCGTACGACATCAATAGGAATCCGATCCAAGGGCGGATGATTTTTGGTGCTGACAGCATCACGGTTGAAAAGGACGGTTCACTATTTAATCCTTATGTCGGTCATGTGATGGCCGCTGGGTCTGACCTATACAACAATTACGACCCACGTCGCCTGGACAGAGGCGATGATATGTACTATCCCCTTGGTGTTGGGGAGTACTTAATTTGTATTTCTTCTACCCGAAATGAGCGTTTAGATTATGCCGTTGGGATCGTTGTTGAAGTTGCCGATCCCACACCATTTATCTTGCTTGAGGATTTTTCTCGTTTACTCTTTGAAGATACCGCAGAAGAAAGCTCGGTATTGGCTGATGTGACCCTTGGTTACACCGGTGCTGAGGACCACGAACATTCACTGGCTGAATGGGAGACGGCATGGAGAAGGGAACATCAAGACGATAATCCCTTCCCCGCAATCCTTGTTCCTTTGACGACACGCCCATGACTGCTGATAGCAAAAATAATTCTTCCCAAGAAGAACAAGTTTGCAAGCATGATGTTAACAAAGAGAAGAAAACTTGTTTAGAGTGTTATTGCGAAGAGAACCCATCAGCACCAGAATGCTTGATGTATGACGATTAATGGCTAGTGGCAACATCAAGGTTACGACGGATCAAAAAGACTGGGACGACTTTTTTGCCTCAGAACCTGATCTTGAAGATGCGTTTGCTCCCGTGGATTTATACGCAGCGCGGGTGCGTGTGGCTTGCGAGCTTAGCAATCGGCAAGTCCAAACGCCAGATAAACGATTGGATGCAACAACGCCCCAAGAAATCGGTGCGGAAGCTAAGTTCAAATTTGACCGGTAGGTTTGGTCCCAGGACCCAGGCCATTGCTATCCGTCAAGTGCGGCAGTGGATGCAAGAAATCCCAGAGGGGGACTCAATTTGCATGCGTTGTGAGTCTGCGTTGCCTGAGAAACAATTTAGGGTGTGGAAGAAATGGTTTGAAAAACATGAAGATATTCGTTGGGAGATCTCAGAAGAACACAAGTCGTTTTTCTTCTACAGATCAAGGGCATAGAATACAAGCAGTTGGGTAAATCTTATGGATTTCGTTAAGTACATCGAAGTTCTGCTGGCCGTTCATGCTGCAGCTTCTGCCATCACCGCACTCACCCCTACTCCTAAGGATGACGCAGTGGTTGGCAAGATCTACAAGATCATTGAAACCTTGGCAATGGTCGTTGGTAAAGCCAAGCAGCGCTAATTAACTGGCGTATACCACCAGACAACACCGCCTTCGTTTTCGACGGCGCTTTTCAATGCATTTGCCTCCACTTTATGAAGTGTGAGGCATTTTCTTTGGTCGTTTAATTCGTAGCAAATGTTGACTTTAATGTCAGGGTTGCGATTGCGGTTTCCCATTGGTCTGCGTTGTTGAAGCGACAGGGGGATTTCCTTTGGTTGTTCCAGGAGGGCGTCCCCGTTTTACCTGTGGCGGAGTCGGTTCTTTTTTATCTGCCTCCTTTCGGCTGATTCCATAGACTGCAAGTACGCTTGTAACCAGACTAGAAATAAAAGCGGCATCGACTTTTGTTGCAATACCGAGGTAGCTCGCAGTAAGAATTGCAAGCGCCCACGTCAAGACAGCAGCTGGAACTAAAGAGCCCAGATAATCCCTTAGTTGTTTAGGGTCCGGGCCTAGTTTCATGGCTGGAAAGTTCTACCCCAGCCAGAGGAAGGACCTTCTGGCAGCCAACGTGATGTGAGCATTTTCCGGGTGTAAATAGCACCCTTTCCGTTTTCCGGAGGACCGCTGTAACCGTCGTTAACGCTGCCGTACGGGTCGTTGACAATGAAGTCACCATTCTCCTTCATGCCCCGAACAACGAGCATGTGACCGCCCGTAGGTGCCGATAAGGTCCCTCTGTGAAGGATACCGATAACAACTGGACGGCCAGCCTTCAGTTCGGTTTCTAGGTTGGCAAAGGACAGGTTGGTGTGCCAGGTGGAGTTAAGGCCGTAGGACTTCAAAAGGTTGGTTTGAGCCCCATGGTCGGTCGTATCTCCGTAACCACCGCCGATTAGTTTTTTAATATACTCATCATCGGATTCAATGGCTTCAGGTCTAAAGAACTTGAGGCACATTGCGCAAGACGAGCTGTTGCAGGTGCGTCCAGCTTGGGTGTAGTTATCAGTTTGGAGCCACTCAGGAACTTCGAGGCAGATGTCAGAACTTTCAACTGCTGCTTCAGTATGTAGTTCTCCGTCAAGCTCACTCCAATGACCAGGAAACACCCACCAAGTACCAGCGCTGTACCCAAGTTCGACTTGGACATGACCAGATTCCTCCTTAAGGATTGTGCATTTGGAATAAACCTTGCCAGCAAGGACTGATTTCTTCTTGTCGGCAGGCAGCTCGGAACCAGCAATTGGTTCTTTCTTGAGCAGGGTGTCGTGAGTAGCGGTAAGGTTCGTCACTTTCTTATGGGCAGAGTAATCAGAGCCACTGCAGAACAGTTCAGTTTCGGCAGCACGGCGACGCATTAGACCAGCAAGTCCGCCATTGGTCCAGCGTTTTAATTCTTCTCGGGCAACGGTGTTTGGGTCTTCGCCAGAATTAAGGCGTCTGCGGAGAGTGGATTCAGAGAAGGCACCAACACCGCAGTTGAAGGCAAATGAGACCAGGGCATCGAACTGGCATTGGTTAAGGCGGATGTCAACTAAGGAGTTGATTCCGTCCTCAAAACGAGCCAAATCTTTAATTAACAAGTCTTCTGCATCGCCCCTGGTGATGGTCATACCAGGCTTTACATGTGAGCCTGTTGAGCCATAACCAATGGTTAATACATTGGAGCTGCAGTAGTAAGCGTGTAGGCGTAGACCTTCGAAATGTTTAATAAGATCTAAACCTTTCTGGGAGATCTTCACGGTTATAACTTCTGTGGTCTAATTCTAGCCGGTGATAGTATTGGGTTATAGGCAAGAAATCAATGCAATGTGGAAATTACTACCTCTGCTAATTCTATTTGGAGGTCCTGTTTACGCGCAGTCAGTTGTACCAAACTTCACCCAGGGCAGCATGACAAGTACAACTACAACCAGCCAAACAATCAACGAAACAGTGCAAGTGAAGGTATATGGAGGAGATTATCGCAACGTAAGTGGAAGCAACGTAACCCCCAGTGGCGACATCAACGCTGCGGCAACAACGTATTCAGTGACGGACACCAGTCTTCCTT